GTTATGAATACGACTTTGGAAACTACATTGCAGGAGATGATGCTACAAATCCTTCTATCAATCAACCAGTAACAAGATATAGAGATATACCTAATAGATCTGAACAATTTTTTAAGGATATAATAGAAGACTATTTATTAACAAATGAAGTGCCGTGCTTATACCCAGTACTTCTAATGTAAAAAAAAGATTAACAAATGAAATAAAAAATCAGTCCAGATTAAACTGGGTGAATTGCTGGGAAATCTTTAGAGCTCTAACTACCAAAGCGTAACAATGTTAGAGATTAGACAATCAGCAGCCAAGCTACAAGCCATCTTGTAGAAGGTTCAGAGACTACTGGAGGGAAAATGGGTTCCCTTAATAACCAGAATTAGCGCCCAGCAGGAGTAATCCTGATGATATAGTCCGATCTTTATGGAGACATAAAGCTAACAGTAATGTGAGAGGCAGACCGCCTGAGGGAATTAACTATGAACCGAGGGCTACCGAGTCGCACTGGATTAACACCATTACAATAAAAAAATAAAAGAATGAGTATAGTACTTAGAACAAACAAAGGTTCAGCTTTGACTTACGATGAGATGGACAGAAATCAATCTCAATTTTTCTATTCAAGCTCTAAGTCCCCGGATGGCCTAGGATTAAGGCTACACTACACAGGAAGTGACAACTTAGATACAGATGATGATTATGGGCCAACAAGGTACCATGAAATAGCATTTCCAGTATTTGAATCAGAAGTACCTGATTCTAATGTTGCAGGAGATAATACGCAAATACAGTTTAATAATAATAACAATTTCGGAGCTAAATCAACTTTTGTATTTACTAAGAATAATACATCAGTTGGGATCGGACTAACAGCTCCAGAAGATAGGTTGAGTATAGCAGGAGATGGAGATCGCTCTGCTACAATTTCTCTAAGCGGTAACTCAACAACCGACTCTGTAACAAATAAAGCAAATATAAAATTTTTTAATACAGGATTTTCAGCAACAGCACTGATAGGTCAAATAGGAAAGCTACAACACAAAAATTTTAGTAATATAGATGATGTATTTATTCACGCAGGTAATGAAAATTATAATTCTGCTAATAAAGGTCAACAACGTAGAGTACACATAGCTATAGGAGACGTAGGCTCCGATTCCCTTACTACTCTAACCGAACGAATAGGAGTAACATTCCTTCGAACTCACAAAGCCCCAGCAATGGTTGGTATAAATACCACTGATCCTTCCAATAACCTAGAAGTAGTAGGAACTTATGGAATTGGATTAGTTAAAGTGGGAAGTCCAAGTAAAACAGTAATAAAACCAGGAATTGACGGAAATCTTGCAAGTGTAACAGATAGTAACGGTATTCGACGTTTATTTCCTGTAGGTTCAACAACTAATGGCTTACAGATAACAACACCACCAGACGCCAGTGGAGGAAGTATATTAATGGTAATAAATACTGGGGATGATGAACAAGAAGGGTTCAATATTATTACAAGTCGCGCCACCGCTGCAAATGATACAGCAGAGTTAATAGCTTCTTTCCAAATACGAGATGAAAAAGGAGCGGTAGGAATAGGTACTAACTTACCTGCACATAAGGGATTAACAATACAAGAGAAACTTTCTATCAAAAGTTCAACTGAGTCCAATCCTTTTGAAGAACTAACTAGAACACTAGTTGCAGATTCAACCGGATTAGTTAAAGAAGTAGTTGCAGCTCCAGTACCAAAAGGAGGTATAATAATGTGGTCAGGAGCTATTGATGATATACCTAAAGGATGGAGACTCTGTAAAAATGGAGTCGGTACTGTTAACGGTGTAACAGTACCTAATTTATCTAATAAATTTATCATAGCATCTAGTAATGCTACCGGTACTCCAACTACAACAATTTTAGGTACAGGCGCAACCTCTACAGGTGGAAGCACATCTTTTCAACCAACAGGTGGAGTAACTATTAACAAGCTAACTCACGAAGAGATACCGCCTCACCACCACTTTTTCCTTGGTGATGACAGGTTATATAATAGAATACCAGCTGGTACTTTACCAGGTTTAAACTCTATCGAAAGAGTTGGAGGACCCGGGATATATTCTACTGATAGTAATACCGGAATAGGATTTAGGGAAGTTTTAGGGTATGATGCAGCCAGTTCAAACTCTTCTAATGAAGATAGACGATTATACGCAACTAGTCATAATAACGCTTTTGATGATAATACCTCAACTAGTGTAATGACTATAGGTGGTACTAATGCACCAGTTGGTACTTTTACAGGAGATACAGCAGAAAAAGCAATAATACCACCATTCTATGCTCTGGCATATATAATATATGTTGGACTTGAATAATAATATGAAAGATATTTATAATAAAAATACATAATGGCAATACCGGGATTAACATATAGGATAGTAAAAGAAAGTTCTTTGACCCATCTTGAGATGGATAATAATTTTAGATCAGTCATCTATTCTGGTTCTATTCACGATAATGGAGCAACCCTCCATCTACATTATGATACTGCTACAGAGGATAAAATTGTAATACCTATCGGCACATCTTCATCAGGGGTAAGTATACTAGGTAACACCGATGATAATATACTTACAGCGACCGGACAAGCAAATAGCATACAAGGAGAATCAGGATTAAAATTTAGTACTGCCGGTAAACTACTAACAATAGTAGGTAGAGTATCGGTTTCTGACGGATTCGACAATGTTATATTAGGAGTAGGAGCTGGAGATAATTTAACCAGTGGAGATGGAACTAAAAACGTATTAGCCGGACATAATGCAGGAACTGTAATAACCGGTGACAGTAATGTAGGTATAGGATGGAAATCCTTACTGAGTGCTGGAGCAGTAGCAAATACTATTGCAATAGGGCAATCCTCATTAGTTCTATTAACCGCAGGAGGTACTAACGTAGCTATCGGTGAATCAGCAGGATCAACATTAACAGCAGGAAGTGGTAATGTGTACTTAGGGGCCGGTGCAGGACAAACAGCACAAAATACAGAAAGCAATAAACTATATATAAATAACCAAGCCAGTAATACCCCTTTAATTTTAGGAGATTTTAGTACCGGCCAAGTAACTTTCAATTCACAGATATCAGCTTCTATATTTAGCGGTTCATTCTACGGTGATGGGTCTAATATAACAGGTATAACAGCAACATCTGAATGGGATGGAACAAGAGATGGAAATGCAGAAATAACAGGTTCATTCATAGTATCCGGGTCCAGTGTAACTGTAGACTTTACAGATACTTTAGCAATATCTGGTTCAGTATTCTCTGGATCGTTCGTAGGAGATGGGTCAGGACTAACAGGTATTACAGCAAATTCTTTTCCTTATACCGGCTCTGCTGGAATAAAAGGAGATTTAAGAGTAGATGGACCAGCGGAAATAACAGGTTCACTTACAGTGTCAGGTTCAAGCCCGGTAATAAGATTACAAGGAGATACGTTCATAGATGATAATATTCGTATAAAAAATATTGCCGAACGAGCTTTCGGTATAGGGCAAAAAGCACTTAATGAATCTACTGCGACTGAAGTAGTAGCTATAGGTTTTGAATCAGGTGTTAAAGTAGGTTCTAACAGCACCCTTATCGGTAATTTCACAGGGTATAATGCTGGTACCAATTCTACATTAGTAGGTCAAGGAGCTGGAGCAACCATAGCCGGTAAATATAACACAGCAGTTGGAGCAAATACACTTCAAGGTAATAACGGTACAGGAGAGCAGAACACAGTTGTAGGAGCGGATGCAGGAATAGCTATAAAAAACGGAAATAAAAACGTAGCTATTGGATACCAGTCTCTATATAATCATCCAAACGGTAGACATAATATAGCAATAGGCTCACAGGCACTATACTACTTAGACAATGAATACAAGGATAATACTGCAATAGGTACTAATGCCGGTGAATTAGCAAAAGGAAGTAGTAACGTATTCATAGGATTCAAAGCAGGACCTCAAGCCAGCACACCTATAAGTACAGAAAATAAACTTTACATTAATAACGCACAATCTAACACTCCTCTGATAAAGGGAGATTTTAGTACCGGCCAAGTAACTATTAATTCACAAGTAACAGCTTCTAAATTCTTAGGAACCTACTACGGAGATGGTTCGAACTTATCCGGATTAGAGTGGGATGGCACCCACAATGGAAATGCAGAAATAACAGGCTCACTCTCAGTATCCGGTTCAAATGTTACCGTAGACTTCTCCGACACCGTAGTTATATCAGGATCAGTATTTTCCGGTAGCTTTACAGGAGATGGAAGCAACCTTACAGGAATAGCAACAGAATGGGATGGAAGCCATAACGGTAATGCTTCGATTACAGGTTCATTGATAGTATCAGGAGCATTAGATGTGTCGGATACTGTAACTATATCCTCTACAGGTTATCCAGGAGGACCTGGAGTAGAGGTGATACATGTTAGTAAGAAGGAAATATCATCAAATACTGCAGTTATAACTCTGAGTACAACAGCAACTGGGTATACAGGGTTTAAAGCAGATTATTCACTACAGACTACTAGTGGAACTAGTAGTAGAACAGGACTTCTTTTAGGTGCTTGGAATAACACCTCGGTAACACAAATAAACGATAAACATACCTTAAGCTTCAGTTCTGTAAATAATGCAATATTTACACTAACTAAATCATCTACCGTAGCAACACTAACTCTTAACTTAAGTGGAGGAATAGACCACGATTTGAATATTCTGATAACAGCATTTAAAAAACAAGTATAAATAAAGTAAAACATGGCTAACGAACATATTTTTAAGAGTAAGGTAATAGTTACCGGCAGTATAGAATCTACCGCAGGGTTTGTAGGAGATGGATCAGGATTATCAGGAATAACATCAACAACGGTTTGGGATGGAACTCATAATGGAGATGCAGAAATAACCGGTTCCTTAGTAGTGTCTAGTTCTACTGCTACAGTAAACTTCCTAGATACAGCAGGAGTAAGTGGGTCCTTTTCTGGGTCTTATGAAGGTGATGGAAGTAATTTAACTAGCCTAAATATAGATAACGTTACTGCAACAGGAGTAAACTTGACAGGAAGCTACTCAGGTAGTTTTACTGGTAATGGATCAGGATTAACAGGATTAGATACTTTTCCATACACCGGTGATGCAAGAATAGATGGATCTTTAACAGTATCGAGCTCGGTAGTAGATTTTACAGACTCTATAGCAATATCAGGATCAGTATTTTCTGGATCATTCGTAGGAAATGGAGCAGGCTTAGCCGGTTTAACAGCATCACCTGCTGGATCTGACCACGAAGTACAATTTAACGACAATGGAACTACTGGAGCATCTAGTAACTTAAAGTACGAAGGATCTACATTGATCGTTTCTGAATCAATACGTATAATTAAATCCGGAAGTGGAGAGATAGAGATAACCAATAATAGCGGTACTCCTAATGTAAGCCTATTTAAAGCAAGAGGTTCAGGCGGAACTAATATGGGTACTTTTCTTTTTCAAGGAAGTACACCTTATGGAACAACTAGCGACTATATGACACTAAGTAGTGCAGTATTAGACGCATCAATGGCCTTAATAAAAGGCGGTAAAATATCAGTAGGTGGTTATCCAGTAACTACCCCTACAACAGCACAAGGTAATTTGTATGTTAAGAGAAATACATCAACTAGTGGTGCCAGTGGCGACACTGTAGCTACTTTTATAAATTCCGATTCAGGCGCATTCGGAGGTGGTGGATTCATTGACATAATAGGTAATTCGAATGATTATGCATCAGGAGGGATAAGGGTTAAAAACGGATCATCCACCGACGGACGAATATACTATGCAGCAGGATCCAGAACAATATTTTTAGAAGCTAATATAAGAACAGGAGCTAGCTCAGGAGGACTAGTATACAAGTGGCAGGGTTCAACAAAATTTTTGATTAATGCAGCAGGAGATGTCGGGATAGGCACAACTAATCCTCAAGCTAAATTAGACGTATCATCGACAACAGATGGAGTCTTACTTCCTAGATTAACAATTAATCAAATTGCTTCAATATCCTCTCCAGCAACAGGACTTACCGTGTATAATACATCTCTAAATACCTTGTGTTTCTATAACGGAACGCAATGGAGAGCAGTATCTTCTACAGTAATGATAGTACCGGAATAACATTACAGTAAAAAAAGTTGGTATTACTTAAATTATTTCTTATATTTAATTAACTAAACTTTTAGACAAATGACTGATCCAACTTGGAATTATAAAGGACTACCTGTCCTCGGTATAAAAAATATGCCTGAAGGAACCTATGGATTTATATACGAAGTGACACACATACCAACTGGTAAAAAATACATAGGTAAAAAAGTACTCTTTTTTGAAAGAAATAAAAAACTAGGCAAAAGAGAACTAGCTGCTTTAAGAGAAGAACGAAAAGCCAAAGGAATAGGCGGTAGAGTACCAGCTAAAAAGAAGGTTATCAAAGAATCAGATTGGCAAACATACTACGGCTCCCAAAAAGAAATACTGGAATTAGTGAGAAACGGAGAAGTAAAGCAATTCAAGAGAGATATAATTAGATATGTACAGAATAAGAAGCAATTAACTTATTTTGAAACAAAACACCTATTTATAAAAGAGGTATTAGAAACTCGTAACAACTATATAAACGACAATATCCTCGGTAAATTTTATAGAAAAGACTTTTCAGATGATAAAAATTAAAGACCTAATAGGTATTCCATCATTACAGTATCATTTAGACAATGACCTAACACTGCATGAGAATATCTACCGTTATTCTAGCGACAGCTTTATACAACTATTTAATGAGGCAAGAGACGCTTGGAGAGACGGGTATATTCAACTCAATGAAGAAGATGTAGAATTACTAGAATCAACAGATATCGGATTATACGGCATGTTTGAAGGACAGAAAGTACCTCTAGATCTTCCAATGGTAAGTGAAGAAAAAAAACTAACCTACAATGATTTTATTCAAATGGTTAGAGATGATATGATGGCTGGAGCAGCACCTGATGAATACCCAAGTGATGAACGAGTAAGAAAAGACGCAAAATATTTATATAATCGATATCTTCAAGGTGCTAGTGTAGATGATTTATTTGAAGCTGAATATAAAGGAAGAGAAGTATCTCTAAACAAACCGAAAAGAGGAGGACCTAAAAAGTTCTTTGTTTACGTAAAGAATCCTAAAACAGGAAACGTAAAAAAAGTGAACTTCGGAGATAGCGGTAACTTATCTGTAAAAATAAAAGAACCAGGAGCAAGAGCATCTTTTGCAGCCAGACATAAATGTGCACAAAAGAAAGATAAAACTAAAGCAGGATACTGGTCTTGTAATATAGGAAGATATTGGAAATCATTAGGAGGTTCAAAGAATTTTAGTGGATACTGGTAGACCATACATAGAAGAAGGAGAAATAAGAACATTTACAGATAATGTAGATGAGAAGGAACTAGTATGGCATAGAGATTATGAAGATCGTATAATAGAACCTCTTCAAGAAACAGATTGGAAATTCCAATACGATAATAATACACCAGAGACATTAAAACGTCTATTTATAAGAAGAGGAGTGTACCACAGGTTAATTAAAGGTACAGGAGACTTAAAATTGAAAGTAATAAAATTATGAAACTAATTAATATTATATTAGAAAACTGGACACCAGATACGAGTACAATTAACGGAGTAACTAAAGACAAAGAAGTTGCTGGAAGTACGGATAGTAAAGAAGAGTTATTTAAACATATAGACAACTTACCAGATACAGTCGAAAGTATAAAAGTCCCTCTAAATACTAAGAGCTTTAAAACTAGTGCTGATCAAAAGGTCATAACAGCTTCTCCTGGATTTAAACAAGAAGTGAAAGATAGTATTGATAAGGTAGTAGGAGAATACGAGGGAGAAGGAATGAAAGTACATACTTTTACTCTCAATTCATTTGACTATAGTGAAACTAATTTATACATAGATCTTAGAACAAAACAAGGCGATGATTTCGGTAAAGCAATGAGCCGAGGAGATTATGGCTCATTAGATTAAAAAATTATGAAATTATCTAAAATCATATTAGAAGGCCCTCTAGAATATGATCCAGGTTTTAGTCGAGAAATAGACAAGATACAAGACCAAGGAGGTAAATATATTGGCTCCGGAGATTACGGTTCGGTATACCTTCTTAACGGTAAAGCAGTTAAAGTCACTACTGATGAAGTAGAAATAGAACATGCTGAGATTCTTAAAGGTAAAAAAACTAATAACTTTGTATTCATATACGATGTTAAGAAGCTAGATACTAAATTAGGTATCAT